AGGTTTCTGCAACCATTTCACAATACCAGGTGCCTGTCTTGCAGCAGTTGTTGCTACTGATCCACCAACAGCTTTTGTTATAATACTATATGCTAAATTAGCAGCTTTACCAAATAAACCCATTAAGGCTTTCATTGGTCTTATTATCATTCCACTTCCAACAGCTCTAAAAATACTGCCTGATATAGAGACTAATAACCTTGTTAAACCCTTTAATGCTATATTAATTCCAAGAAATATTCCACCAATAGTCAATAAACCACTAATAACATTGTCACGAATCTGATTCATTAAATCAATATTTCCTTCAGACTTCGCCCTCAAAAATTGAATAACTTTACTACCCAACCATCCAGCTAATATTACACCAAAGAATTGACCCAACCTACCCAATGTAAATTGTGCTTTTTGTGATATTGCTTGAACTGGTTTTAATAAAGCACTCTGTATTCTCTGCTCTACTGCTCCTTCTTTTCCTTCTCTTAATCCTTGTTCTGCTAATTGTGCCTCTCTTGCTTGTTCAGCAGAAGCTCTTTGTCTCTCTAACTGTGCTTGAACTCCTAAATTGCTTTGTATATTAGATAATGAAAAATTTAATTGACCAATTTGTTGGGATATTGATGCAAGTTGTCCTGAAACTGAAGATAAAGCAAATGAATTTTGAGACAACAAATTCGTCGTAACTGGATCTGGTTGTGCAGGTGCAGCAGGTGCAGCACCAGTAAAAGCACTAGAAGAAACTGTTCTTCTAACTGCTTGTATTCCTCCTGATATTGGTGATTGTATCTCAGCCATTGTTGTTTGCTTGTTGTGCCTTCAGATTTTCTTCCTCAACATACTGTTGTAAAAGAGAAAGATAGATCTCTCTTTCCCACGGAATCATATTTTCTAGCTCTGTCAAGCTATATTTATGGTGTTGCATCAAGGCAAAATTTATCTTATAGTATGACTCAAGATCTTCATGAGCCATACTTACCCGAAAAAACTCTGTAACCCCTCTAGAACAACCTCATTTTCCTTTTTAGTATTTGGATTAATTACCTTAACAGTATGTGATAATTTAGGCATGGTATCAAAGAATTTTTCAATTTCTTTGAATTGTGACGAATTTAATTGTTCAACGAATTGAGACAATTCTTTCTTTGTACAGTCAGATGCTGCCCAAGATTCCTCTTCAGAATAAACTTGTTCAATACAAGAAGAAATCAAATCAAAAGTATCATCAACATTAATATCACCAGAAGCATTAAAATTGTTTTTGATAAATTCATCCAATGAAGGATACTTCATTCTTAAAGTATATTCATCATCCAATTTAATATCCTGACTATGCTCATCACTAATTTGAATTTTTATATCATCCAGCATAATGCGAGTAGGAACTTGTGTTTTACCATCATCAGGACAAGTAACCATAACTTCAACATCCTCACCAATAGACTTTCCTCTAATATTAAGGAAAAGAAATTCAATATCAAAGGTTGATAATTTATCGACTTTAATTCCTCTACTTAAAATACAGTTTGAAATAACATCTTTTACTGCACTAGCAATTTGAGAATTATCTTGACTCTCCATTGCTAATATTAAAATCTTCTCTTCTTTTACAAGAAATGGTCTAAATTTAACTTTCTTTTTAGATGAAGGAATTACTAATTCATACGACGGAGTCGCTATCTTGGGTAAAGGCATAATATTCTTTACAATTCAGTGTAAATTATTTAGTATGATTATTTAACATAAGTTGAAATAACATCACCATTGACTGGTGCATTTCCAAATACATTTTTTGTTAATCTACTGTGAATAGCATCTGTAATACTCATACCACTATTCTTATATGGATTTATTTTTGGTCGATAATTACTAGTATAAGTACTCGCCAGTTCTCCTACCATATTCCCTATACTATTATTTTCCGTCACATAAGCTTTATCTTTTTTATAAACATCATAACCTTCATGAAGAGCAGTTCCTTTATCTCTTTCTAATGAAGTAGTTCCACCTGCAATATACCTATCATAACTAAATGAACAAGTTGCTTTTAAAACTTGAGAGTTTTCATACTGAACTCTAGTTGAACTTAAGTTTATTGGGAATAAACCAATAAATTTATATTCCATATATTGTCTATAATTCTTTTCAAATTTAATTATTCTCGTCTCATCTGATTTATATTGTTTTGGATATCTCATCCTAAAAAAGTAATTATCATCTCCAGGAAATGAACTTCCACCATCACCAACATATTCCATCCAATGCTCTAAAAATTTGAGTGTTTTATACTCATTATCAACATAAAAATCTAAACTCATTTGAGTAAAGATTCTAGTATGTGCCATCTGTTCAACAACACCTTGATAATCACCTTGGGTCTGAACATTTGCCAAACTACTTCCAGGCAATGCTGCACCAGCACAAAGTAATCCTATCTTCTCAAGAGTAAATCTTGTATCGACACCCTTCGCTCTTAAATGACCTTTTAAACTACTATTTGGTAATGAAAATTGAACAGAATAGTGTGATGTTTGAGCAACATTTTGAAATGTTGGTAGAATCTGCGATATTCTTTTCGGTATCGGTCTACGCACTCTAAATATTTAATATGATTAACATAGTTATTTAGATGGCTTACAAAGGAAAGTATTATCCATCATTCCCACGAAAATATAAAGGTGACCCCACTAATATCATATTTCGATCATTATGGGAAAGAAAGTTCATGGTCTACTGTGATAAAAATGCCAATGTTTTAGAATGGAACAGTGAAGAAATTGCAATACCATACCGTTCACCTCTTGATAATCGTGTACATAGATACTTTCCAGACTTCTATATGAAAGTAAAAGAATCTAACGGTATCATTAAAAATTATATTGTTGAAGTTAAACCACTAAAACAAACTACTCCTCCAAAGAAACCAAAGAAACAAACAAGAGGTTATATCCGTGAAGCATATGAGTATGCAAGAAATCAAGCAAAATGGAAAGTTGCAAAAGAATTCTGCAAAGATAGAAGATGGGAATTTAAAGTGATAACCGAAAAAGAACTAGGTATCAAATAATGGCAGAAAGAGAAACTTTTCTACAAGGTCAGAGAAGAAAACTAGCAGAACAAAGAGGAAATAGAATTACCCCAATTCTAGATGAATTAATAGGTACTGAAAATCCTGATGATCTAGCAGTAGAAATTCTTAATGTATTATCAGAAGGTCCTAAAGTTCCCGAAACAGGAAATTATTACGTATTTGTTTATAAACCCAAAACACCCCTAATACAATATGATGCACATCCACTAGTTGCTGTATTTGAAGTTCTCGAATGGGGATTTCGTGGATTGAACTATCACTGGGGTGAAGTTAGAAATTATACATGGAATGAAGTAGTTGGTGGACTGTATAAAGTAACTGAAATGGAATTAAGATCCTTAAGAACAATTCCTTTCGCAAGATTTCGTCTAAATAGTTGATAATCACAAAATAAGGTCGATAAATGGGTTTCGCCAATAGAGATAGTGTAGGATGGGATTCTAGAAAAGGATATAGAAATCAAAAATGGGATGTTTTTGGATGGGTGCCTGATGACTGGAGTGGTAATAAAAATGATAAAGTAACAAAAGAAGAACCTAAACAGAACAAAGTTACAGGTACTACTGAACCAACTAAACCGAAACCAGATCTTAGAAGAAATAAAGGTACTATAAATTATCCTGCCAATGCACCACAGAATAGAGATTATTTATGCATTAAATGTATAAAATTAATTAAACCACCTAGAGGGACAGGAAAAGGAGATAAGTTAAAAAGTCTCATGGGAGGTTCTGGAATACAATATGGTATGGAGACAAGAATAACTGATAAAGGAGAAGTAGTTGGTATTGAAGGGTCTAATGGTTTACGATGGAAATTTGGAAAAGGAGCAAGTCAAAGATCTAAAAAAGCTAAAAAAACTTTATATACAGTAAATCTACCAATACCACAACAAGTAAGTGATAATATAGGTGTTACTTGGGGTGAAAGTACAATGAATATGTTTGAATTGGCAGGTTTACAGGTTGCACAAGATTTTATGGAGAAACCTGGTGAAGCAGTATCCCAATATGCTGATGCACTTAAAAACACCAATTTTAGTGAACTAGGTATAAATCCAGAAGTTGAAAAAGGTATGAGAGCCGCATTATCTGGAACAGCTCTTAATGCATTAAGTTCAAATGTAACGCCAAACCAAGTTGTAGGTAGATCTACTGGTCAATACTTAATAGTAATAGAGAATTAGTATTTGAAGGTGTGCAATTAAGAACTTTCCCATTTAATATACAATTCTCACCAAGAGATTCTGCAGAAGCATCAATCGTTTTACAAATTATTAGAAACTTTAAGCAATCAATGTCACCTAAAAAAGGTGAAGGTGCTGGTGCGGTAGGTGGAAAGGGAACTAAAAGTTCAGGTGGTCTGTTTATAAAATCACCAGATGTTTTTCTACTTGAATATAAAAAAGGTAGTCAAAAACATCCATTTTTAAATAGTTTTAAAGTATGTGCTCTAACATCAATGGCAGTTAATTATACTGGAGCAGGAACTTGGACAACATATTCCGATTCTACACCAATAAA